ACATGATAAAAGTTAATATTTTGTAAATTATTAGATTTTATTTTATCATTAACCTGTTGATACCATTCTTTATTATGTTCAATTGAATAATATTTTTCAACTAAAGATGAAAATTCTAAAGTAGATCCACCTGAACCCCATTCTAACATAGTCATGTTATTATTTAAACAGTCTGTTATTAATTTTTTTTCTTTTGAATGCATCCAAGTTTCCATTATTCTCCTATATTAAATTTAGATTCGTGATAATATAATCGATATCTTTGTTTACTCATATCACTACAATGTTCATAAAATTTATTATCTTCCTTAAGTTGTTTAGCAATTTGTTTTGCTGTTACCAAATCGCCTAATTCAACCGTTGTTTCTCGATGACATAATTCTTGTGTGTCTAATCCTTCATATCCAATACACGGAATTCCTAAATATGCACAATTTAAAGCAAATGTTCCTGCTGCGTGTGTTCTCATTAGATGCACTGCATATTTTCGTTTGCTTAGTTCATGAATCCATTGTGTCCAATTCATATAAGGTAAATGATTTATGTCTAACTCTTCTTCTCTCTCAATTTTTCTACCCATTGATGGAGCATAAATTTTTTCTTCAAACTCTTGAGCAACCATCATTGAATCGAATCCACCATACCAACTTGTCATATTACCACCTATCATTACGCCTGACTGTTCACATTCTGATTGTAGGTGTATTGAATCTTCAATCATTAAACTTGGCATTACTCGTACATCTGGATGATTAGTTAATCCTTTATAATATTGTTGGTCTGATTTGTTGTGAGTATAAATTATATCAGCTGATATCAATGTGTTGTAATACCATATTTGTTGCTCTAGTGAATAATCTTGCCAAAGCCAATTTGGACCTTCTTGCATTACCGCAACTTTATTACAAACAGATTTTACATTTTTAATATCAAATGTAGGATTGTTTTTAGGTATAATGATTATTCCTAAATCAATTTTTGTATCATAACTTATTTGATGTGCTGAATTGATGGGATAATGTGTTGCTTCTAATGCACACATCCAAGCAAACTCAGTTCTCATATTGTTATGATCTCGACTAATCATACCAGTAAAGTTCATTTCAGTAAAAAATGCTATGTTCATATATGTATCGTTTTTACTTTGTAATATTCTACCCAATATTCTACCATTTCTTTCATCATGCTTTCGAACGTATATGTAGGTTTCCACCCTAACATGTTTCTAATTTTTCTAGAATCGCCTTTTAGATATGGAAGTTCTTCTGGCCTTAAATATTTTGGATTCTGTACTACATATTTTTTATAATCTAGATCTAAATGATTAAATACTACTTCACACATCTCTCTAACCGAATGCGTTTCCATTGTTGATACTACAAAATCATCTGCTTCATCATGTTGCATCATTAAATGCATTGCTCTTACGTAATCATATGAATGTCCCCAATCTCTATAAGAATCCATATTTCCTAATTCTAATTTATCTTGCAGTCCCAATTTAATTTTTGCAGCAGCTTTGCATACTTTATTGGTAACAAAATTACTGCCTCGACGAGGAGATTCGTGATTAAATAGAATGCCATTAGTTGCATGTAAATTATATGCTCTTCGATAATTTCTTACAATGTTATAACCAAATACTTTTGAACACCCATATGGAGATACTGGATTCATTGGAGTTGTTTCTCTTTGAAAGTTATCTTCATCTACGGATAATCCAAACATTTCAGATGAAGATGCTTGATAAAATTTTGCATGGGGACATGAACGTCGATATGCCTCTAACATGTTTAATACGCCTAATGCATTAGTTTGTACTGTAAACTGCGGTATATCAAAACTAATACGCACATGACTTTGTGCTGCTATATTATATATTTCATCAGGTTGTATGTCGTCTAACAAACGTTCTAGTCCGCCTTGATCTAATAAGTCTCCATAATACGTATGTATTTGATCAATAATGTTATTAAGACGATCATCTTGATTTTCTGGAGTAGAATTTCTTCTAACGATACCATGTACCTCATATCCTAATTCTAATAAATATTCTGCTAAATACGACCCGTCTTGTCCGCCGATCCCTGTTATAAATGCCTTTTTCATATATATTGTGTATATTCTCCTGTCCATTTAGGTTGATTAAAAACTTTCATTTTTGATAAATCCGGCCAATCTGTAACTTTCCATTGTCTAGGAGTTGTCTTAATAGCGTCCGGTAATTTATCTAATCCTTGTTGTGCCGTTTCTGGTGTCATATAGTAATGATAACCATAAACTTCAATATCTTGTTCACGCCATGGTGTATCTGGATGTCTTCCGTCATATGACATACGTTTAAGGATATCATAGTCTTCTTTTGTATCACACAGTATAACGCCTCCACGACCTAAAGATAAATGTTTTTGAAATTGAAAACTAACACACATATACGATCCAGTTATATAACTGTCTGGTTTCCATAAAACAGCTGCGTCATATATAGGTTTAGGATGATTATTAACTAAATAATAATCAACCCAATCTGCATCTCTCCATTGCAATTGTATTTTTAATTTATCTGCTAAAAACGGTACCGATATGTATGTTCTCCTGGGAACATTTATATATGATGAATTTTGATGACGTAGGCATAATTCAATACCATGTGTGCAACTATCAACAGCTATCGCATATGGGGCTCCGAAGAAATTAGCTATTTTTTGTTCAAATTTATTTACTACTTTAAAACTCATATTAAATTTAATTTCATTGGTAAAATATTTTTTAATTTATCAGGTGTATCAATTGGTAATACATTTTTATTTGTTTGTTTTGCTAAATCATATACGCTTTGATATTTACCAACAATATGACGTATTCCATTTTCATTTGTTATAGAATATCTAACTATATCTTTAGTTATTTGATTAACATATTGTCGACTTGTATACTGATCGGAAAATGCATTTTGATATGGAAATGTATTAGAACGAATAAATGGAGATCTAATAATTAAATGATTATCTAATGTTTTAGTCATTAACTCACCGCAGCCTTTTGATAATCCATATGTATTTTTTGGGTTTATTGGACTGTGATTTGTATATTCATTTTCTTCTCCTGAAAATACATATTCACTCGAGATAAAAACTAATCTAATATTATATTTTCTACAACATTTAATTATATTATATGTTCCAATAACATTAATATCTAGGCATTGTTGTTTATTTATTTCACAAGTTTCTGTATTAATTAAACCAGCTGAATGTATAATAATATTTGGATATTCTGTTTTAATTACATTATCTAATGTTTTAATGTTTTCAATATCACATTGGTCGTGACTTGGAGATATAAAATCAATATTTTGTTTAGTTAGTTCGATTGAAAGATGTTTTCCTAACTTACCAGATCCTCCTAATAATAAAATTTTATTTTCCATATAGAGTGTCTTTTAATTTTGGATATACATATGGTTGTTCAATTAATTCGTATCCGCCATATTTAGAATTATCTTTTTTTAATTTATTCATTAATATGTTATAATATTCTAAATCGGTACCCTTTGTATCTTTTTTATGAATGCCACCCCAATTTATCTTTACCATAGTATAATCACCAGATTTTGAATTTACTCCTAATTGATTCATAAATACACTATCTTCCCAACCTCCAGTTAATTCTGATTGCAACGGCCATTTTACTAATATATCTTTTCTATGACATAGCGCCCCTACATCAAGTCTAATATTAGAATTATTAGTATTTCGATTATCATATGACATATCTTGTAATTCTTTAAAACTAAATGAAACTATATGTTTTACTGATTCATATATAGTATCTTCTAACCGTACATTATCCCAATTTGAATGTCCCCATTTATTTTTATTATCTACTAATTGATTATAATGTTCTTGTAAATGATTTGGATACAATATATCATCGTCTAATAGGTAACTAATATATTTTGAGTTAGCAGCTTCTATACCTGTATTAAATGATCGTGCCCCTAAGTTGTATATATATGGTTCGGGAGTTTTTAAAAATTTTATTCGTTTATCATATTTAAAATCATTATATACATGCTCAGCAAAAGGACAATGATCTGATATTATTAAATGTTCATAGTCTTCAAATATTTGTTGTTGTGTGGATTGTATTGCTCGTCTCAACAAATCCGGCCGGAAATGAGTACATGTAATCAAAGTTATTTTAGGCTTACTCATAATATATTATATTTAATTAGTTTCAATTATCCAATTTTTTACATGTAACATTTAAACTAATCAATGTTCCGTTGTCTTTATCTCCTTTAGGATTAAGATATGCTTGTGAGTGATCATCATGTTGTTGGTGAACTTCATACTCTTTCCAATTATATCTTTTAATATTATCATATGATAATTCATAAAGAAGTTTGCGTAAAATATTAAAATCATAAGTCGTCTTGTGATATATTGTTTTATTTCCCATAGGCATCCTACCATATAATGGACCTATTATATCTTCTAAACTAATTGCCCCTGTATTATATAAACTACTCATAGTTTCAAAATTAGGAACAGCAACTCTTAGTTCGCCCCCAGGTTTTAGAACTCTTCGCCATTCTCGAAGTAAATCCTTTGCTTCATTAATATCAAAGTATTCTAAAACATGACTCGCATAAATTAAATCTACCGAATTATCATCAAATTCTAGTTTTGTAATATCTTTATGATCTAAATGATCATAATCACCACCATCAATGTGAATCCAATCAGATCCAAAATTTCTCCAACCACAACCTATATTTAATTTCATTTTCTACTAATTATTATGTTATAATCTCTAAAATATAAAAAATCAATGTCTGTTCCTAAAAAACATTTAATTGCATCTTCTGGTGTTTCTACAATTGGTTCTCTATCATTAAAACTGGTATTTAACAATATTGGTACTCCAGTTTTTTGTTTAAATAACGTTATTAAATTATAATACCATTCATTATCATTTCTAGTAACCGTTTGCAATCTAGCAGTTCCATCATGATGAACTACAGCGGGAACTAAGTTAGCTTTTTCTGATTTAAATGGTATTGCAAAACTCATATATGGACTGTCAATATCTCGTACAAACCAATTTTTAACTTCCTCACGTAATATTGAGGGAGCAAAGGGTCTAAACCATTGTCGATGTTTTACTCGTTCATTTACTATATCTTTTGTTTCTGTATGTCTTGGATCTGCTAATATGCTACGATTGCCTAATGCTCTACGCCCCGATTCAGATCCTCCGCCGAATACAGATATAATATGTTTATCAATTAATTTATCTACAACATATTCGTTTGATATATTTCTTTGTATTTTTATTTTATCTTCATAGATTTTTAAAGCAGACTCAACTTTACTTTCTTTATATGTTACTCCTAAATATGGAGTTGCATTATCTGTCCATTGTATTCTAGGATTATCCATAACATGATGCCAAAGATATCTTGCTGATCCTAATGTTAAGCCGGCATCATAAGGAACAGGATCAGCATATATTGATTCAATATCATCAAACCAATCATAAATTTTTCCTGCCATTACACAATTTAAAGATACTCCTCCTGATATACATATATTTTTATAATCATATTTTTCTATAAACGGAGTAATAAGATTTTTAAATTGAATTTCAGTTGCTAATTGTAATGAAGCTGCTACATTAAATGTATCTTGCTCACTACTAGATGCTATTTTATTATATTTATCATAATCAAATTCTAATCCTGTTTGTAAATAATTTAAAAATTCATTATAATATTTTGGTTCTCCCAAACAAGCCATTCCCATAATAGTACCAGCTTGATGTCCATATGGGTAGCCGGCTGATAGTTTAAATATTTTTTCTGTACAACTTGACCAAAAACTACCTATATTTATTACTTTACGATCTCCACTACCATGATTATCAAAGGCGTCAATTCTATAAATTTTATTTCCTTCTCCAAAATACACCGCAAAATTACACATTACTAATCTTTCATCAGTTGGTTCTTCGCCTCCACCATCAATTGTAATAATCAATGATTCATCAAAATTACTACTGTAAAATGCATTAGCAGCGTGTGATAAATGATGGCCGAATTCATGATACTTTCCATCATTTTTAGATGTTATATCTAGCATCCGATTCCATGTATCTGGATATCGCTGTTTCGGCCCACCGTGCCATATATCTACACCGGTAGTAAAATGTTGTATCTTATTGAAATCTTTATATTCGCTAAATAAAAATTTTAACGAATCGTCTATAGGTTCTTTTAATCTAATATATCGTTCTAATTCTGCGTGTATTATTGGAATACCATCTTTTAAAATACAAAAAGAACAATCGTGTCCCGAATGAAATCCTGCTATTATACTCATATTACTATTATATTTAAATTTTAATTATTATCCAATAAATGTTTTATCTAATTCCTGACCTTCATATGGTCCAGTTTTATATTCATATACAATAGTGTCATCATCAAGAATTTCATAATTATGCCCGCCTTGTAATGTAAAAGATGCGTCACCTGAATTAAGTATTGGTGTTGCTATAATTTGATCATCTAAGTCATAAAAAATACATTTTACACTACCTCTTATAACAATCCATGATTCCTGAGCTATAATGTCTCTTTTTCTATTTTTCCATATATGTTTATGTGGCTTAAATGTTTTACCTTTTTTCATTTTTAATGTAGAACATTGTATAAATTGTTCTGCAGGTATTAAATCTACTCTTGATTCTTTTATATCATTTACTCGTTGAATAATATGAAGTAATTTATCGGGATCTACTTTTGAATATATTTTTTCCATTTATTTAGTTTCAAATTTATAATTAAAATATTTAATATCATCTTTATGCATATCTCTTACCATATCAATTGTTTCATTATTATAATAAACAGAATAATGATCGTGTTGAGATACATTAGTTTTTGTGTGTGTATAACTTATATTAAGTCCAACTTCTCTTAATTTTTTTTCTGATAATTCTTCTAGTTTAATAAAATAGTCTACATGTTTTTTGCCATCAAAACTCCATTCCAATAATTGTTGCCATTTAGGAGTTTTATCCTCGTCGTTAAATATTAAACTGTCTCTGTTATCATGTATAAACTTTATGAAATCAGTAAATGAATCAGATTCTAAAATTTTATATTCTTTTTTAAAATCAGAATCATTGTGATTTTGTTGTTTTAAATAATGATAATTAGAAACATATAAATCCCAGGGATTTCTTACAGTTGTAAATGATATATGTTCATTATAATCATCTTCATCTAATACTTTTTTTATACTTTTTAATGATACATGACCTAATAGATTATTACAAACACTATTAGAATCATTATTTAATACTTGTTGTATAGTAGTTCCTCCTGTTTTTGGTATGTGAACATATATAAATTTGTTATCATTATTTAATATTTGATACGCCATTTTTAAATCCTTTTAATTTTTGAAATGAATACTGTACAGAATCTCTGTAGTTTTTAGCTAACTTAAAGTTTTCTTTGATTGCGTTTTTTCTTTTGTTATAATCTTCCATATTTAAATTTTTAATTATATCTTTTACTTCGTTTTCATTTTTAAATAAAATAAATCCGTCTACATTAAAATATTCTGATATTTTTTTACATCCGTGATATATAGGAACAGTTCCTGTTAAAAGGCAATCTAGTAATTTTTCTGAAAAATAATTATTTTGTATATGATTTTCTATTACCAAAGAAAATGCAAAATCTTTTAGAGCAACAATTTTACCATCATAATCACCATCATCATGATTTTCGGGTAGCGGATTATGTCCTCTACCAAATAATTCAATATTCGAATGTGGGTTTTGATAAAAATAATTAAGTATATTAATTCTCATTATCTGATCCTTAGTAAAATTTTTATTTGAACATATATAAGAGCAAATTTTGTTTTTATTATAGATAGTTTGTTTTTCTATAGGCCATATCCATGTTCCTCCATATGGAGTTATTATAACTTTTTCTTTAAATTTATCAATCAATTGATCGTCATATGTTACAATATAATCAAATCGTTCATGATTATCTTCGATAAATTTATACCTTACCGGGTCCATTAATCTACATTCTGTTAATAACGCAATATTGATGTTTGAATCAATATTATCATTTATTTTATATATTCCATCTTTTATATAATAAGTTATATCTGATTTATTTTGATCATATATGACATTAAAATCATTTACATTAATTTCTTCTCTACACCATGGTTTTTGTGTATACCAATCATTATATCCTACAATATTAATTGTATCTCGTTTACATGTATTTATTTTATTAATCAACCTACCACCCAACTCTTGTGCAAACTGTACAGTAGATACAACAGTACTATAACTAATATTACCATATCCATTATTTTTTCCAGGCCACCAAAATCCAGGAAATACTTCGAAACTATGTGGTAACTTTGGATTCTGATGAAAATGATTAAAATTGCCATTAGTTATATCTGTCCAATATGTTGATTCTAATAATGAATTTAATAGCGAAATCAATAATTTTTTTGAAAACATAGATCCAACAGTTACTGGGTATGCTCCGTTAACGGTACTATTATTAGAATTTTCTCTGCAATATTTAGCATAATATGTTCCCCAATTGAAATAAATAAATTCATCTTGTTGTACTGCTAAATTCCGATTTAATAAAAATTTACCACGATCTATCCATTTTTTATCTAATGTAAGCATATGATCAACATCATTAATGACAAAATTTTTAAATGTTTTATCAAATTGATCTATGTTATATATAAATGAATCTTCTTCCCATGTATATATACATTCAGAGTTGCTTTTATTAACTAATGATAATATTTCTTTTGCCCAAAAGATATCAACTCCATCTTTCCATATAATGTTTTTGTATCGATTTAATTCATTAATAAATTTACTATTTAACTTTTCTACAAATGAAATATAAATTTTGTTAATGTATTTACTTTTCTGTATATTGGCTAATGATTGTTTGAATGTATCAAAATCATGATTCGGTTTTATATATGCAACTATATCAAAGTTCATATGCTATTTTTTCTTTAGATTTTAAACTTCTAATATGTTGTTCTGTAGTTTTTTGTTTTTGTAAATTACCAGCAGCTTGATTTGGATTATTTCTATTTAAGATTAATAAAATATCTGATATACATTTAATTCGGTCTGCAGATCCGCATAATTCTGCTAATGAAAATAAATAAGCACAATCAGTAGCTTCTGTATAAAACTTTCCTGATCTACTATCAATTAAATCTGACTCTTGTAATTGTTTGAATAAAAACGCTCTATGAGTTCGTAAATGAGAATAAACATGTATCCATTTTCTATATGAATGTGTTTTGTGAATTTCACTTGGAATCTCTACACAATGATGTGACCCATCTTGCCCTGACGGAAACATTTGATATGTACCATATGTCATCCAACATTTTGTAGCATTATAATACTGATCTAAATATTGTAAAACAAATACAGAAGAAAACCAATCATCACCATCTAACCAAATAACAATATCTTGATCATCTGTATTAATTTTATGAAACGTTGTATAATAACTATACAATGAACTACCAGTATTTGTGTCGTTTTTATAATAGAAAAATCTAGAATCTCCTTTTATATTTTCTAATATTATTTTTTCGGAGTCGTCAGTTGAACCGTCATTGATAATGTGACATTCAAAATTAGAATATGATTGTTGTTTTGTTAATTGAATATTTAACGCTACCCAATCTGCAACATTATAACACGGCATTATTATGATAAATTTATTCAATTGTCTTCCTTAAATACTTCTATACATAAAACATTAACATCGTTTATCATTATCATGGTTCCATCTTTACATTTCATTTTTGTAAACTGGCCTTGTTTAATACTTTTGGATAAAATACCATGATATGTTCTTTTAACTCCATTTATAAAATGTATAATCTGAGTTACCGTTTCTCCTTGTTCATTAACCGTTGATTTTAGATTTTTCATAATTTACTATACATTTCATTTTGCTGCTCTTGACGATCAATTGTTTTGTCATGTCGCAAACACCATGGTTCTTCTGTTGGAAGATAACTCATCGTATGATATCCTTCTAATACTTCATGTACTTTGTTCTTCCATTTAATTTTACCATTATTTTTATATACTCTCCATTGATAGTCAGGAAAATTTACCCAACCATGTTCATTAACGCCCCAATTCCATTTGTCAATATGTTGCTGAGTTAAACCATCAACTGTATTTATTCTTGGTACTTTAACGACATCAACATTGTTGTATTGCAATACCATTGACAGATTATCAATCATATATGGGGATATCATTTCGTCAGCATCGATTTGAAAAATATAATCTCCATTACAATGTGATGTAAGTTTATTTTTCCAATCTGCAAAATGATTGTTAAACTTTCCTTTATGCCAATTGAATTCGCCATTAACAGAATGTGATCGTAAATATGACTCTATTTCAGGATCTCCATTTTGTTCATCATAAAGAATAATTATTTCATCTTTAGATTGTTTATTAGCAATTAAAAAATTAACTAATCGTTGTATCTCAACAAACTCATTGCAAACTGTTATAGCGTAACTTATTTTCATTTATTTATATTATATTAAATTTACGTCAATTATCCTATACTTTTTGAAGTTTTGGAAGTTTTAATTTGGGAAGTTTTAATTCTACTTGTTCTGGTATACTATCGGTACCATTGTCAATTAAGTCTAGTAACAAATCATATTGTTTAGACACAGCTGCTTCTGTAAAATTGCTATTAACAAAATATCGTTGACGGGTTGCTAATTGTTTCCAACGTTTATAATTTTTAAGAACGTCTACTAACATTTTACTAGCATATCCATAATCAACTGTAAACCATTGGGCTTCTTTTAGCAAAAAGTCATTTGCTGCTGTTTCATGTATATTAGTCATGGTTCCTGGTAATGCACATATGAATTCTTTTTTCAAAAAATCTGCTTGTCCAGAATAATGTGGAGCAATAATAGGTTTTCCGGTTGTTGCAAATTCTAACAATGGTCTTCCAAATCCTTCTGCTTTTGTAAAACTAATCATTGCTTTGATTTTTTTATGATTATACAATGCATTCATTTCCGCATTTGTTAAATCTCCATGTAGTAAGTATACATTAGGTAATTTTCTTTTATCAGCCCCAAATTGATCTTTAGTTTGATTTATTTTATTTTCTATCTCCCAACGATCTGTAACACTATAAGTAGCACCACTTGTTTTTAGAACTAATGCAGGTTTATTCTTTTTATCTTTAAATGTATTAAAAAAACAATGCAACGCGCCACTAATATTTTTTCGATCTTCTCCAAGTTGACCTTGCAACCAATGTCCACACATTAAAAACGCTTCTTTTTCTGTTATTGTGTCTAATGCTGGTACTGTAGTGGTTACGTTGTTACTATTATATATTTTATCATCAAAATATTCAGATATTACTTGCAAGTTAGTAGTTATAGTTTTACCATGTTTTGCTGCAGTATCTTCAAATGTTTTTTTAGTAAATTCACTTGGAACAATGGTTATTTGCATTTGATTAATTTTGTCAATCCAGTCTGGGTTGCACACACTACCTTCAGTTCCTGCTGTGACTCCTATATTGTATTCTCCAACTGCTTGAAACTCATTAGGCACAGTTATTTGTACCCATATGTCTGGCTTAGTTTGTAATGGTAGTCCTATAAACTTTTGTCTCCACTCAGTAGGTATAGGATAAGTAAACGGAGTATTGCCCCAAGGCATTGAAAGCAGATTAATATCCCATTCATCTTTTTTCTTGTCTATAAATTGTTTGATAACTTCCCGGGCATGATGTCCGTAACCAGATTGTGTTGCTACTGGTGATGATATAACTACTTTTCTCATTATGCTATTCCTATGTTTTCGTATTGTTTTTCTTCAACTTTATTAAATGTGTATCTTGGTCGTGTCATTGGTCGACTAATTAGCAAGTCAGTCATTTCGATAACTTTATCTGCCATTTGTTTTGCAGTCAATCCGTTATCCAAACAAAACTGTCTACCTTGGCCGCCAAGTACTTGCCTTGAAAACAAATCCATGTCCCACCAATAATGCATAGCATTGGCTACATCTTCTGGTTGACATCGATCGTCAAATATATACGGTGTAGGCACACTTCCTTGCAATGATCTGTTGCTTGGAAATACTGGTTGCGCCCAAGCACCATGTGTTTTAAATTTACCCATATGATTAGTTGGAAACTCTCCATTGAATCTAATCCATTCATCATTTTCATCTAGGAATCCACATTGATCCTGAAGACCTCCGGTAACATTGTTTATAATTGGACATCCGGATAACATTGCTTCTGTGCTACTTAGTCCCCAGCCTTCGTTGCTGGCTATGTTCACAACAACATCTGCAACGTTATACATTGCATTGAGATCTTGTATAGAAAGTTTAGCTTCCGAAAATACTATTTTACAATCTGGAGCAATGTTTTTTGCTACTGCTCTTAAATCTGTACCGTTACCATCAACAGCTGTTGTGTGCATAAGCAACATTGTTTTGCGTCGTTGCTCTGCAGTTAACTTGTCGTTAAACATTTTAAATGCAAGTATTACATCGCCTGGTTGTTTTCTTCTGATGTTTCTATTATTCCAAAAAACTACAAACTCTGCTCCATTAGCTTCTTTTATTTGTTTGTACATTTCTAAATATCTAGAATCGTCTTTTGGTAATGGTGTATATACGTCTTCGTCTAATCCATGTGGAACATATCCGGTAATTATACCTTGTTGATCGTTTTCTTCTGAATCATAGTTATATACCTCAAATCCATTCTGTTTAAGCACTTCTCTATGTATATTGTCTGACTGCTTACTGATTCCCATAATCATATCACAACTACCATAAAATGGCGCGTTCCACATTGGATATGGGAGATCGTCCCAAATTGAAAGATATGAAATAGGAGTACCGTATGTAGTCTTAATTTCGTGCTCCAAAGCATATAACCATGTCCAATATCTAGGATCGGTAAAATGCATGATAACATCTGGCTTTTCTTGATTTATAATTGAAAATAAAACGTTACGATCTCCATATCCAGTCCATGGGATAACTTTTACGTCGGCGTCTGTGACTCCTGTTTCTTGTGCCACAGACTGCGATACATCCTGCCCTTTCCCATGCTCTGGATGTTCTAGTGCTGCTCCAAGTTGCACCCAATCATAATGGTGAACTGTTTTCAAGATTATCTCACGACTAATCGTACCGATACCACTCGGCAAACGGAAATCGTCAGATAGCAATAATATTTTTTTCTTTTTAGGTTTGTTAATGTCTACTGGTTGTAGCTTTGGTAACTTCATTTAAACTCCTTATAACTTTTATATAAATATCAACCAAGTAAAACTACCGGCTTATTTTGTTTGTTAATATTATTATACGCTGTTTTTAAAAATGGGTCCATAACATTTTCATTGTACATTATAATCATATAATCACAATTTTCTGCAATGAGCTTCATTCTGTGGTGTAATTGACTGAAATGATATGATTTACCATAATATGTTTTAGGCATTGCTGAGTATAGATTATATCCTGAATAAGACGGATTATATTCTTTATACGACATTCCAAATTCCAATGCATATTTTCTAACCATATGATTAGCACCTTCGGTACCACCAGCACCTATAACTTGCACTTCTGGATACTTGATTTTTAATTGCCTTAAAGTCTCTTGAACTTTGCGTCGATTCTGCCAATTTTTATTTCCTATAACAGCTACTTTCATTCCCGTATCCTATTTTCTTTAGGACAATTATCATAGTCTGTCTTGAACACACACCATTTACAATTCTTTGCACCTTTACCTGCTAATGCTAAATACTTTCTGTCTACATTTTTGTTTCCGTCAGCATCAAAACATTCTTCGATAAATGTATCAATACGCTTTTGCACTTTCCTTTGTGTTACAGTACCAGATGCTGGCCTATGCTGTTGAATACGCTTTTGTGGAAACATTGAGTTCTCTAATAATTTTCTTTTAACTATAAAAAACTCAACATTGATATTTTCTTTAGGAACTCCGTATTGCTCTGAAAAATAATTTTTATATGTAACTAATTGAGCTGATTTCAATGAGTCTGCTTTTTGATATTTATTCCAACCCATTCTGCTTGTCTTAATATCTATTATATCAATTGTATTAGTAGGTTTATGTCGTATAACCAAGTCCATAAATCCAAACCAATATACTGAAGAATTCTTAGTAGATGCTGGAGTACATAACTCCATTTCAATACCTAACAATTCATAATCACGACTTGAAAAATATTGACCTCTTCGTTTCTTGAACCAATCCAATATAGCTACACCATCTTGATGATATTCTGCTAACTGCAATGGATTAGAAAAATGTTCTCCATCTTTATCGGCAACACATTTAGTATATTCTTTTTTAATGTTATCCATTAACAATGCTGACAAATCTATACCATCAGCTCTTTTAACTGAATCGGTATACATGATCGTTAAATAATGTTGAAGAGTTTCGTGAAATGCCGTACCAAACACAGTTTCTATAGAAGATGTAAATGGAGCTAATCCATCTATATATGCAAGTTTCCAATTTAGCGGACAACGTTCATACATACTCCATTGAGAATATGATATTCTTCTAGGCACCGACTTAGGGTCTCTAACTGACAGTTTATATACTGGATTGATATAGTTTATACTTTCCTTACTCATTGAGCATAATTTATATATAATATAAGGAAATTATTGGTATATACCAAATTATATATTAATATAGTTTATGATTTTTTCTTGAATACTAAAGGCCATTTCCAACCTACATTAAGCAGATGCGTATACTCTGCTCTTCCTGATTGTCCGGTACCTAATTCTGCAGAAAACGTAAAGAATCCTAAGTCTTTAATTTTGATATGATATTGAGCATAAATCATAGCAGGTCGAAATCTAACACCTAAAATAATACTAGCATTTTCATGTCCGCCCATATCGTAGTAAGATCCTAAACCTATTTTTGCAGTCCATATTTCAGGAAAAGAAACTCCTGCAGATATGTCAATTAAACTGTAATCACCAAAGTCTGATGTTCGTCCTATACACAATGAAGTAAAAGGCAGTTTGCTAACTTGCCAATTTTCTATTACACCAATACCGGTGTTTGCTTCTACGTATATTTGATTGTCTGGACGGAATACTCTAGTTTGTCCGAGAAGGATTGTAGGGAGTAGTAATAATACTAATAACAGGCTTTTCATATCTATATCTTTTATTTAATATAAATATAGATTGCGTATACCTTACCTACTACATTTTATCCATTTATTATTGCTATCCAATGTAAATGATCCAATATATGGTTTATTCCATTCATTAGGACCAATTAAAGAAAGAAATGGTTGGTCTCCTTTGTAATATAAATGATATGTTTCACCAATAATTGGTTCGAAAGAATATTTTGCATTGTACACTAAATCATTCCATTCAAATTCATCTACTAATTGTTGGTATTGTTTTTTTAACTCTTCAAATCTAGCCTTAAACTGATGATTTACTTTTGATATGCCTTGGTGTTTCCAAAGTTCTACATCATCTTTTTGTATAGCCGGTGCACCTACATTAGTAGTATACGGCATAATACCCGGATTATCAACTACTTGATCAGGCTTTTTAGTCATTGAATTCTTTTAGATAAATATCAATTACATCTTTTGTTTTTTGCAAGTCTTGTTCAAAGTTGCCTTTTCGTCGACATCTCACAATGCGTTTAAGTATGTCAAATTCATATGCATTAAGTTCCCAATCAGTTGCAAATTTATATAAGCTGTCTTTACCTGTATAATGTTTTTGTGTGTGAACGATCATTTTATCCCTTTCATCATTTTTTTCTTCTCTGCTGTAGTATATCCATATAACGACAATATACGATCGCAACCATCTTTGTTCAACAATTCTAAATATTCTGCGGCTTCACTTTTACTTATCTGATAATGCTCTGCCAATTGGTCTATTAGTTTTGCGTCATACTTATCAGACTTTTTGCCTTTGACATACTTTGCAAATGCTTTGTTATTAGGAAGAAGATCATGATACAATTTATATGTGTCTCTAGGTTTCAATTGACCTATAGTATAACATTGAAGTTCATTGACAAGATCTGTTAACTCCATTCGCATTGACAACCAACGATTCACAATAAACGGAGAAAACTTTTTCTGCTCTACATCTGTCCACTTGTCCCAAGCTTTCTTTTTGCTTGTTATACCTCCAATAAAATCAAATATTGTTGCCATTATAAATTATATTTTTTTCGCCATTTGGCTTCAAAGTCAGTACCCATACCCATTTCTAATATTATAGCATTTTCCGGGATACCTACCAATTTTTTTGCTGTTAATATGTCGTCAATGCTTTTACGCTTATACGTTTTAATTTTTGTCTTTGCATTGCTTCGATTACTCGTTTTAAAAACAAGAGTAATAGTTCCTTTTAAGATTTTTTCTGACATAATCGTTTTATTATTAATTTAGGTTTGAAATGTATTAAACTTTCATAATTTGCTATAATTACATCAATTAAATTGATATGAGCAAAGTGATCTGGACATAGTCCTATTACGTGTAATACTTCGTGCATATTATTGATTTGCTAATTCTAATTGGTTCTCGTTAAATATGTGTAATAGTCCAAATTCATCCATTTCTCCTACAATTCGAATATCTCCTTTAAGGGTTTCAAATACTCCTACGATTGTGCATGGAAATGCATATCCTTTTGGTTTTACTGCTTTGTCTCCAACTTTAAATTTACTTTTCATTGTATCC